TGGCATAAGTATAGATTCTTCTGTTGCTGTTGGGTTATAACCTATTTTAATATGTGCGTGTGTTCCTCTAACTGCTATTCTTACTATTCCTGAACCAGTTATGATTGCAGAAGATTGTTGAGATGTTCCTGTTAAATCGTGTGTTTCTGGTGTAAAATCTGTGTCTATTTTTATAATGTCCATATCGTTCTCTAAATGTTCTAAATTTGCCTATTTAAACCCTTAAATTACCCCTATTTTTTAACGATTGGAGTTCTTATGGGATTATACTCGTTTTAAAGCCACTATGCCTTAAAATGAGTTATTTCTTATTATTAAATGTTTCAATTAATAGTTGAAGATAATGTTCGGCTTTCCTAAGATCAACTAACTGTCCCTTTGCAGTTTTATGCTTACGATTATATCTACTTACATATTTAATAACATTACCTTGATACCAATTAAATTGGTTATAGTAAATATATTTAGAAGGTTGGATTGAAAGTGTTTTATAGTGATTTCCACCAACTTGTTTTTTATAAGACTTCATAGATAGTTCTTCCGTTACCTTTGTATGCTCTTAAATATTGTTTTCTATTACCTGATGGTTTGTAAGAACAATGTACCCAACCAGAATTAGGTTCTTCAGGTTTCCAAAATTCTAATATGCACTGGTCATAATCTAGGTGATTTACTATCCAGTCAGAAACTTCTTTGTTAGGTATTCCTAAGAGTTCAAAGTCACAAGCTTCACCTTTGGTGTGTTGTGAGGTTGCAGAACTTCCTATGGCTTTGCATAATTCAGGAGAACGATAACCTGAAGTAATTGTAATTGGTTTGTCAAAATGATTTCTTACTGGTTCTAAAATAAACTGGCATACATTTTGTAGATTAACTAAAACTTCATCAGTTGGAGTATTATCTATCTGTAATCTAATTGCAGTATCAGAATATATAAATTCTCTTAGAGAAAAATTTAAACTAACTTGCCTATCCATTTGCCACTAGCTGATAACACACAAGGTGCTAACTTTGGTTGAGAATCAATTATTAAACCAGTTCCAATTATAAATCTAGTTTTAAAATTCTTGGCATATTCAAAAGCTAAAGACTTTTGATCTATTAAACAACCTACTTGCATACCCCAAAAAAGATTATCAGGATTAGCCCAGTATTCTATTTTAAACTTAGTATGAAAATGTCCCTGCACACAATTCATTCCATTAGTTTGTGATACTTTTAAAACGTCAGCAGAACGACCATGAGTGAATAAGCATCTTTGTTTATTTGGTAAAGTAATAGTCAAGTCATCTACCCACTTCCATTTCTTAGTTCCTAAGAACTCGCCATACTCTTTTAGATATGCTCTTGGCATACCATGTTTTAATGCACGTCTATAAACCATTGATGAATGATTAGAGTCTATTTCTATAAGTTCAGGGAATATTGATTCTAATTCTCTTACATAATCTTTTGCTTTAACAAGTTCGTGTCCAGCAGAAAACAAGTCGCTATTTGAATCATGGAAACTGAGTGCGTGGCTATCTAGTAAATCGCCTATGCTCATTACAAATGTAGGTTTATATTCCTTCTTTAATTCTTTAAGAAAATCTATGGCATCACTTCTTTGGTAGGGTAGGTGCAAATCGCTGACAATTAAAATTCTCCTAGTGTCCATAACTAACTGTTAGTTGTATTCGTTTAAATTGGCAATACTTACTTAGCCAAAAATATAGTAATTAAAGCCAACGATAAAGCACCAAGTCCACAAAGTATAGACCAGAATAAAGATTCTACTTTTTTCTCCAGCTTATAAACTGAACAACCTAGTATTTTGATTTCTCTTTTAATTCCTGTAATATGCCCTTTAAATGTAAGAGATTGAATCTCGTCTGTATTCTTTTTTGTCATTGTCTTTATCAGCACATTTGCAAGACTTCAAAAGACAACAACTGCCATCAGCTAATCTATAAATGCACATTAAATATTGTGCAGTCTTTTTATCAGACAATTAAGTTTAGATAAAGTCTATTTATTAAAAGTCTTTTGTATGTCCGAATAGAAGTCTTTGTAAAACTTTTGAACATCTTTTAAATATGCTTCGTAGTTTTGTTTTACTTCTTCGTATGTAGGAAGTTTAAAATTAAACATTTTTTTCTCCGTTAGTTAGATAAGTAATATATATTGCGTTGCAACATATTTCAAGACTACTTGATATTTAAATGTATCTTAATTGATTCTATGAAGTCGTTAATGGCTAGTTCGTACTTCCAACCTAGAAACACTCCAATTATTAAACCTATTATTAATGTAATCATTTAACCTTATTAAAGTATTCTATACATTCTGCAATAGTTTGTTGTCTAATATATTCATCTCTTATTTCTTGTGATGTAGGTTGTGGCAAAGGAGAATCCCATCTATCTATAATAAATGTTCCTCCAGTAGAAGTTAAATCATGGCTAATATTAGGTGCTAAAGATTTCATTACTGTATTAACACCCCAAGCAAAACCATTTTCGTTAGTATATGCTTTAATTGTTTCTTCAATGGATAATTTCATAATACAAGTTCAGTTAAAGTTTTGTTATTACCAACTGTTCCTTTTATAAAAACATTAAAAGCTAAACTTATTCTAGTATTAGTTCCTTCCTTATTTTCTACCATATGAATTAGTGAAGATGGGAATAACATTATATCTCCAGTCTTAACTGAGAACCACCAAGATTCTGAATTCCAAATATTCCAATCTTTCACTTCTGGTTTTATAGTTTGGTAATCAGATTTAAAAAATTTAATCTTATCAAATTTATCATCACAGTTAATATAAAACACACCTGATACTAAAGAATTAGGGTGTTGGTGTTTGTGGTGATATTGATTTGTTTCAGTATAGTTTAACCAAGACTGTGTGATGTAAGGTGTAATGTTATTAGCTGGTGAAATAACTTTATCAAAATAATCTTGTACTCTTAAATCTAATTCTTTTTTAATATTGATAAATGGTTTTTCCTTTAATATGTAATTATTATTAGAAGTAATATTTCCTTCGTTCTTATAAAAATCTTTTTTATGTTTATTTATAAAATTTAATTCTAAGTGGGTTAGTATTCTATCTATTTTTGAAATATAAATAGGTGTTGGAAATATGCTATTAATTATTGCTTCCACTTTCCTTCCTTTCGTTTTTAATTATACTTCTACTATATCCCAAGTCATTGTTGATTCATTCCAACAATATTTATTATCATCTTGTGGTTTTGCAATAGGGGATTCCCAAAGACAAGTATCTTCATTTAATATCCAAGAATTAAAAGGTTTTGGTGGTATGAAAGCATCTCTATCTTCGTCATAAGTATAACCTATCCCTGCAAAGTTTTTTCTTAAAGGTGTTCCATTATTATTATGATTTCCACCATTTGTATTGTAAGATGTTTGTTTCCAAATAGCCCAACCAGTTAATTTTGTTAAAAAATCTATTCCTATTGATTCTTGTTCAACTCCGTTAGCATCATGTAAAACTTCATTTACTACTGATTGAACTTCTATTACTTTATTATTTAATCCTATTTTTGCGAATGATGCCATTATGCTGTGTAACTCCCTGAACCATTAAATTGCATTATTGTATTACTACCAGATGTTGTAACTGTTGGCGAACCTGTTGTAGTTCCTGAATATGAAGCAGTTGGTACACTTAATATAACAACTCCTTTACCACCTGCCCCACCAATATTAGGAGTATCTCCACCACCTCCTCCTCCACCACCTGTATTTGCAGTACCTGCTACTCCTGTTGCGGCTATCGCCCCTGCTCCACCACCTCCTATACCACCTGCTCCTACTGGGAATGAAGCTGAATTTGATGCACCACCACCTCCACCTGCTCTTGTTACTGAAGAACCTGTTATTGAAGAAGCTGTACCTACTCCACCTGCTCCTGCACTTATTGGGGCTGTACCTGAATGATTTGCACCAACAGCACCAGCACCACCTCCACCTCCACCCACTCTAAAACTTGCGGCATCTGTTCCTCCAGTACCACCATTATTACCTTGACTAGGTGATGTGTTTGGAGTGTTACCAGTTCCACCTGTTCCAGTATTTGCTGGAGAAACAAGTTGACCACCTCCTCCACCTGAACCTCCATTTTTGCCATTTTGATTTGGTGAAGTAAGTTGACCTCCTCCTCCTGCACCTCCTCCGTTAGAAGTTATTGTAGATAAACCTGAACCTGATATTGAAGAATTACTACCATTTGATCCGTTACCTAAAGCACCAGCACCACCATCTCCTACTGTTACTGTAATTACTGTTCCTATTGATACTGTTTGTGTTGAAGTTCTAAAACCTCCAGCACCTCCAGCACCCCCTACTTGACCTGAACCCCCACCTCCACCTGCTATAACTAAAAAATCTATTGAAGGTGGTTGGGGTGTTTCAAAACTTACATCATCATCAACTATTGGAATCCAACCTTGTGTTGAACCTGAATAAACTAATGTAACTGATTGACGATTTGTGTTGTAAATAGGATTTGGAGTTGTACCTCCTTGAAAATTTAAAGAATTTTGATCTATTGTAACTGCATTTGTAGCCCAGTTTCTAGCATAGTCAGCTAAGATAATTGTATCACCATTATTTGCAGAAGCAGGTAATGTAACAGTACAAGCATTTAAAGTCGTATCAATCCAATATCCTCTACCAGCAACAGCAGTTAATGTTGCACCTGTAACAATAGTTTGCCAAGAAAGTCCAGCAGAAGCAAAACTTAAAACACCTGAACCATTAGTAATTAATGCTTGACCAGAAGTTCCGTCAGTTGCAGGTAATGTAAATGTTAAATCTGAAGCTACACTTGCAGGTGCTTTTAATGCTACATAATTAGTTCCATTAGCAGTTGTTTCTCTAAAACGAATTTCTTTTTGATTATCTATAATTAAATTTACTGTTGATGTAGAAGCTGAATCTGTAAGTGTTAAAACTGTTCCAGTTGCAGTTGTAGATATTCCAGTAATTGATACTGTTGAATCTAACCAATTTACTGTGTTACCTACATGGTCAATAGTTGCTAAAGATATATTATCTGTTCCATCATAGTATTTTAAAGTAGGTGTCGTTGCAGAAGTTGTATCTAGCCAAATTGTACCAGCTACAGCACCAGAAGGAGTTGATGTTCCTGAGTGTGATGTTCTTACTGCGTTTAAAAAATCGTTGAGATCTGATCTAAAAGCTGGGAAGCCCTGATTATTTATTACAAAATCGTGTTGTGCCATATTATTCTATCTAATGTCCTTTAGCTAAAAAGTCAAAGGTTTTGCTAATTCCAGTATTGCTACTATTTTTAAATGCAACATCAAAACCATTAATTGTTTTGTTTGTTAATAAAAAGAAATCTCCAGTTGCCATTCCTTGACCAGTAATTCCGACAGCATAATTAGCACTAAAAAATGGATTAGTAAAGACAACATTAAATGTACCAGTACCAGAAACAATATCATTACCACTAAATATTCTATCTGGCATATCTATACTTACAGATAAAGCACTAATAACTGGAGTGGAAGCTAAATCAAAAGAAGTTAATACTACTCTAAATTTATAATATCTTGCTGTGTAATCACCGACCACAAAGTTTCTAAATGAAGAATAAGTTATGTCGTCATTAGATAATGCAATCTCAATATGTGCATTACAATTTGCAGGAGTATCGCCATCAAAGGAACTTGCACCATCATCAAAGTTTCCAGTTCTTGCATCAAACAAGTCATCTAAGTTATCTGAAGTTTGAGTAATAGAAGCAGTTACTCTTGAAGTATAAACTCCACCAATATCTATTGGAGTTGCAAATAAATAATTACCAGTAGAAAATAAGTCAAAAGATGTAAGACCTGAATCAAAAAAACCAGTAGCAGAATCAAAGTTGCCAGTTGCACTATCAAATAATTCTGATGAATCTAATCTTAATGTCCCATCTGATACAACAGTTTGAAATTTAGTTCCTGAGAATGTAGGTGATTCAGTTTGTGTTGCAACAGAATTAAATTCTCCAATGTTAGATATATTTGTTGCTATAATAGTTTCATTTGGAGATGCGTTTCCATTTTTGTCAAATGCTTTAATAAGATAAGAACCTACTCGTGCAGGTACAGTAATACTAGTCGCTGGTCTTGCAACTTTTTCAACTAAAGAAACTGAGTTAGCCCAAGAAGCACCAGTTGTTAATGTAGAAAATCTAATTTGATAAAAAGCCAAATCTAAATCTGCAATTTGTGTCCAAGATAAATGAGCATCACTTCCAATAATATTACAAGAAAAATCAGCAACATCAGCAGGTGGGGCAATACCACCAATAATAGTTCTTGATGCAGAAGTAAAAGTAGAAGATACTCCTAAAGTATTTACAGCTTTAACTCTTACATTATAAAGAAATCCATCTTTAACATTTAATATTCTTTGAGTAAGTCCTGTTCCTTGTGCATGAATAATAAAATCTGTTTCTGTACTTAATTTGTATTCTACTTGATAGAAGTCCACGAAGTTATCTAATGATGCACCGATAGTTACATCTAAAGCAGTAATAACAACACCATCACTATATTCAATTAGTTGATCTGATAATGTAACTGAAACTGGTGCAGTAACAGAAAATGGATTAGGAAGTACAGTATCAGCAATAGCAGGTGCTTCTAGTTTATCTTCGTAATCGTAAAACTCGTCTTGATGTTCTTCTAATCCTAAATTAACTGTGCTATCAGAATTAATTGATAATGACATAACTCGGAATGGTTTATTTACGAAACCTGCTGTGTCATACGTTGCTGTTACTATATCACCAATAGATAAGTTAAGTGCTTCAGCAGTTGCAGTAACTTCTGCTTTTAAATTGTTTCTTGATCTCTTTAATATGTTTTCGCAAATCTCCTCAGCTTGATAAGGAGAAGTAACTTGTATCATATCAAAACTTCTCTCTAATAAAGTTTCATTATCTTCAGTAAGCATAGTTGCGTGTCTATCGCCTAGTGCTAAGTGTGCATCATCAAATGGTGGATATGAAACTGTATCTGACTGATAATCTTTTTCTGGGTTAGTGTATGTTCCTATAACCCTATTAAATTTTTCTGATTTACTTTCACCTTGTATTTTAACTTCACTTACAACATTATCTTTAGTTAATAATAATTGTGAAGCACCTGAACCTTCAATAATAATTTTATATTTACCTTGTGTATAATTAAAGATTGCTCTCATAGGAATTAAGAGTTCTCTTACATTCTCTATTAATTTCTTTTCAGTATCTAATACTGCGTTTGTTTCAAATAGGTTTATGTCTGATGTTGCACCTGAATATGGAGTTACTTGTGTATCACAAGTATTTGCACTAGTTTTAAATGTTTCGTAATTAGTTTCAAAAGCATCATTAGGTAATCCTTTTCCATATCTGCTATTTCTTAAATAATCTAAAAGAACTAATGATGAGTTTGCAGAATAAGCCCAAGTAGTTGGGTCATCTTGTCTATGTGAACCAGAACCACCTTTAGTTGTGTCTAATCTAGGGTCATATATTTTTTTACCTCTTACAGTTACTCTAACTTCTGGCAATCCAGAAAAACTATCTTGATTCCATTTCAGACGTAGAGCAACATAAGCAAGACCAGATAGTTTATGATCTGATGTCCAGTTAGTTGTTTCGTCAAGTAAAGAAGAAGCTGATTGATTATCAAGTCCAAAAAATCCTTGAATAGATATTAAAGATTCTCCACCTTTGTAATAGTTAGTATCAGAACTGCTTACTCCTCTTAATGTTCCATCAGTTAATGCACCATCAAATGTAACTAATTTATCATCTACATAAACTTCATCTATTGCAGTTATGCCTGAACCACCACCCTCGCACAATACTCCTGCTACATAAAGATATTGATTATCAGCACCAGAACTTTCAACAAACACTCTAGTTAATCCAACTTGTCTTTTTCCGTAGATAACTGGAATAGGATTGTTGTTAGAATCTTTATTTACTAAAGTTCCTTTAGCTTCATCTTGTGAACTAAATCTAGGTGCTTTTGGTTTAGGTGCAATAATATAACTTATTGCAGTAGTTATTATGGTAGTTATAATTGCTGCTACTATTGCTTCACCCATTTAAATATGAAACTCCCTTTTGTATTTTTCTGATCTTCTATAAATTTGAAAATCATTATTTGCTCTAATCCATTTTACAGATTCATTAACTTCAATTTTATCCCTAAAATAATCTTTAACCCATTTCATAATTTGTTTAACATGGCTTTTAGCGACAACTTGCATAACCCAAATACTATCTCCACAATTCCATTCATTAGGTTTTAGTTTTCCAATAAGTTTAAATCTTTGTTCAACATTATCACTTAGAAAAGCCCAATTAGTAAATCCAACATCTTCATTTCCTATTCTGTGAATTTGATATTGGTCTAGGTTAATTGATGGAGTAATCATCTCAGTTAATTGTTTATAAGTAAATTTGTCATATTTAGGAAATTGTCTATATAGATGTATAATTCTATAAAATTCATTCATTAAGCTGAACCCCATTTAATCTTCTGTGCAGTCTTACTTGCAAATTCCATTCCTTTATCATTAGGAAAGTATAATTTCTGTGAGTTCTCAGCAGTTCTTCTTCCTGAAGTCTTTTCAAAATCTGCCCAATGAGAAGTTATAATTACATTAATTGAAGATGTGGTTGCATTTTCTTCAAGAGCAAAATTAGATATTCTTCCATCAAATAATAAAAATGGGTCAGCTATTAATGCCTGAGAATCATTTAAAAAACCTCTATACACTTTTGCAGGTTTATTCATATAATTATTGTTAAGCAATAAAGAAATAATTGTTAAGTCTGCACCTGAAAATTTTAAAGTAAGATTATTAACTGATACGTCAGCAGTTTCTTGAACTTCAGAACTTCCTAAGAATAATGATGAAGCTGTGTAAGTATTTCCGTCAAAAGAAATATCTTTATAATGATCTGTGTAATATGTGCCAGTACTAATTCCTAAATAAATAAGTTCAACTGGGTTTAGTTTATTTGTGGCTATCTCGGCTAAAACTCCAGCACTTAATGATCTTGTCATTACAGTACCTCTATAAGATCAACTTCGTATTGGAAATAATTTTCTGTGCTAATATTAAATTCTTGAATATCTCCAGTAAGTCCAACTGTAAAATCTACATTAGAATAAATTAAAACTGCATTGTCAGCTACGTTTGCTCTTAATGGTGGTTCAAATGTTAATGTTCCTTGACCAGAACCATTAGATGATACATCTGCCATAACCATATAAACTTTTGTTTGACCAGTAAATCTAAAATAGTCTCCAGCTTTAAAAACTCCTGATGTGCTGTTTGCCATTCCATCTATTGCAACAGAAGTAACTCCTGCACTAATAGCACCATTAACTGATATAACTCCTGAAGCAACTCCAAGAGCATCATCTATTGTTGGTGGCACATATTGGAATGATTCCATTTGTGATCTTTGTTTCATTACAAAAGCATTAATAGGTGCAAACTCAGTTCTTGTCATAACTGGAAATCTAAGTCTTAATCTAAATCTTTGTCCGTCTATTTGTCTAGCTTGTCGTCTCCCAGAAGCAGTTGTAGTTACAATAGTGTTTTGATTAGAACTAATAGCTACATCTCTAGGTGCTGGGCTTGAAGGGAATGTTCCACTCATACTACGTTAGATTTTCCTTTTTGATTAGCACCTTGATTAACTAAGTTAATTATAGTTGCTCTATTATCAATTAATAATTCTTTAATACCTCTAACATCATTTGCTTGAATATTAAATGTTATATTCATTCCACCCATACCCATATCGTGATTAGGAATAATATTTCCGTTTGTTTGAGGAACAAATATTTCTCTACCTCGTTCTCCTACTGTGATTGGCATACCAGCTTTAAAAGAACCACCTTCAGCACCATAGTCAGTATAAATAGCATCTCCAGCATTAGCCCCACCACCAATAATACTTGCACCTATTTTTAATAATGAACCAAAGAAACTACCACCCCCACCACCAACAGATGCTTGTGCTGTTTTTACAGCTAAGATAGCTTTTTCAACAGCAAGTTTAGTTAATAAAATGCCTATTTCTTTTATTTGAGAAGAAATGATGTCAATTAATATTGTTTGTGCAACTCCTTTTAAAGTTCCTTGTAATGATTTACCCAAGACAATAGATTCGGCAATACCTTTAGAAAAATCTCCTACTGCTTTATTCATTCCTTCTGCAACACTTGTCGCTACATCTTTTGATACTTCGTTTAACTCATTAAATTTATCCAATACTCTTTCTAAAAATGAATCCGTTTCTTCTAAACCTGAAGTTTGTTCTATGTGTCCTAAAAAATCTTCAAAGCTTGAATTTATTTCTTTCATGCTTTCTGCAATAGGTTCTGTCCCAACTCCTAATACATTATTTAATCCTTCTGCAACTTCATTGAATGAAGATGGGTCGCTTCTATCTTGTATTTCTTTTAATTTCTTTTTAAAATTATCAAGACCTTTTGATGCTTTTTCAGAATTTGTAGCAATTAATAATATTGCACCAGCTATTAAAGTTATTGTTGCACCTATTGGATTAGCAACTAGTACAGTAGCCAAACCAAATAAAGCTACTGTTAAAAGTCTTATTGAATCAATAGCTTTTAAAACTAAATTACCAACAAATAATCCTATTAGTAAATTTGCATTATCGTATAAAATTTTTAAACCTTTACCAGCTAAGACAACTGCTTCGCCTAAAACAGTTCCAATACTATTAGCAAAATCAGCTATTGATTTTTTATTGTTATTAAAAAAAATTTCTAAATCACCTAATTGTTTTTTTAACACACCAAAAAAACCAGTTGTTATTTGACTTGCAAATAAGAAGAATATATTTCGTAAACCTATAATAGTTCCTGATACAGTATCTTTAATATCTTTATTTGCTTGACCAAATCTACCACCTGAAGAAAAATCTCTTTCAAACAATCTTAAAGAATCTCTACCACTAACTTCTAAACCTTTGGGTATTCCTAATAATATTCTAATATTTTCATCTGCAAATATTCTTGCACTATTTAAACCTTTAGTAGTAGCTTTTGAAAATTGATCTACTGTTGTTTCAAAACTTAACCCAGTTTGTGCTGATATGTTTGATATTATTTCTAAATTTTTTGCTAATCTTTCAGGTGAACTTCCTAGTGCTATTAATTTTCTTGATGAAGCTATTACTTCTTCTAATGGTACTTTTGCATTAATGGCAAATTTAGTGAATTGGTCAAATGCTCTACCACCTTGTGTAGTGCTACCAGTTAATGAAGCTAATCTAGCTTTAGCTTGTTCTGCTTGTTTTCCAATATCAACTAATGATTTAAAAGCTACTCCAGTTCCTAATCCTATTAATGCGTTTCGTAAATTAAATATTGAACCTTTAAGGGAATCAAATGCTTTAGAAGCATTGTCTATGACATTAAGTCTTATGTTTAGTTGTTGATCTGCCATAGTGTAGTTTTTCTTTTTCTGCCTTCACTTTAAAGTAAGCTATCCAATAATAAAATTCATCTTGTGTAAAACACAAAACTTCTTCCATACTAAGTTTTAATTCTTGACCCAAAGCAAGTATGGAATACAACTCAGAATCAACTCTTACTTTTTTTCAGCTTCCTCGTAAGAAACACCAGCTAACATTTCTGTTGCTAGTCTAGCTATAACATTTGCATCAGCATTATTCAATAATGTTAGCTTGTCATCTAGCTTAAATATTTTATTTCCTTCTGAGTCTTTTGCTTTAAGAACGATTGCATCTACCAATACTCCTAGATCATCATTCTTAGCACCTTTAAAAAGGTTTCTCTTTTCACCTAATGTAAATGGTGAGCAATATATTATTAAAGGTTTGCCTTCCTCGCCCCACTCAGCTACTTCAATTTTCTTAATGCCTAAAGCTTCAAATTGACTTTTGACTCTATCTATTACGTTCATATCTTCCTTTTTTAGTTAATTAGCCGTGTGTTCCAACTGTTAATTCGCCATTTCCAGTAAATGTCATTTCTGCTTCTACCATTCCATCAAAAGATGCACTTACGTTATAACCAGTTACAATTGCAGTTCCTGAAAAATATTTATCTCCAGTTGATGAACCTTCTGGCGATACGTTTATAGTTATTGATGAACCAGCAGTTACTAATAATTGTCCTGCATCAGCTTCATCAAAAAATAAACTAGCTGAACCTGAAAAAGCTTTCAGTCCAGTTTTAAATGTTCTTGAAGTATCACCTAATGAAGTATCTTCAATAGTGTCAGATGTGCTTTCTAAAGTGTAACTTCTAAGTTCGCCCAAAATTGTTGAACCAATTTTAATGTTTCCTTCTGAGCCAGTATGTGTTGCCATTTTTTTTCCTTGTATTGTTAATGTTAAGGTGTGCCAGAAGTGTATTGATACATAACTCGCACAACCATTCTGATACCACCAATGGGAAACAAAACTCCTTCATCAGTAGATACTTCTACTATTTGAGTTTGTTTTGCGAACCCACCTCGTGTTCTATCAGAATTTAATGAAGTTTCAATCGTAGTGATTAACTCATTACGTTTTGTGTCAATATTTGTTGGAGTACCTTTAACATATCCAACTATTACATAGTCAGCTACGGCTTCTCTTAATGCACTTGTAAAACTTATTGTTTGATCTGTTCTAGTTTCATTTCCTGATTGAACAAAACAAGCTGGATATTGTTGTTCAGATAATTCATCAACATTAAAAGGTTCTCTAGTAATCTTCTTTAAAGTAATAGGTGATGTTACTGCTGTTAATACAGTTATAATATTTGATGCTATATCTTCTCGTTTGCTCATTAGATTTTAGATAGTTTATTATATTCTTTCATAAATACATTCATAATAGGTTGTATCTCTCTTGCACCAATAGCAAAGAATTTTCTTTTCTTTTGATTGCCTAATGCTTTAGTGTTTTGGAATTTGTTTGCAAAATAAATAATAGCTTCTGTTGGTGATGACTTCTGTGTAATGTTAGATAGCATTTGACCTGAAAAAGTTAAATCAGGAAATTGTGTTTGTCGCCCAGCATTACTTCTAAATGTTTTATAAGCTTCAGTATAAGGTGGGAATGAATTACCATCAGCACTTTGACCTCTAGTAGTTCTTTGTTTAATAATACCCATTAAGAACTCAGCAGTTCTTCCTAAAGCTGTCTTAACTATTTGTGGTTGTTCTCTTACTTGTTTCTCAAAGTTCTTAGCAACTTGTAATGAATTATCTTCAACAGTTAATCTCATCTAATTAGTTTAAGTCTATGATAAGGTTCTTTTTCTGCATTAGCGATTGTATTAGAATCATCAGCATCATACTCAACACCATCTCTTAATATCAATTCAAATTCTGAAGCATAAAGTTGTTGGTAGTGTTTCATCATAACTTGGAATCTATCAGGGTTATCGTTTGAATTAAATTTAGTTAATTGTGGACAAGCATAAAAACCAATTACTCTATAAACACTTGCTCTTTTAAATTGTGCATCAGTTAGTAATGTTGCGTCCATTTCAGTTGTGTTTAGGATTGCAATATCTCTATAAGTTTCTTTTTGATAAACTGAGAACCATCTTATTCTTAAATCTCTTTCAATATCTGCTCTTGCTTGTGCGTGGTAATCATTTGGAGAAGTAAAGTTTGCAATACCAAACGTAAGAATATCTGGTTGGTAAAATGTTAAATCTGCATCTACTGAAAAATTTGCCATGTTAATCCTTTATAATATATTTTCTTCTTAATTTTCTAGGAGTTACTTTAGCAAATATTTCTGCTTCAGTTCTTTCTAGTTCTTTGTCAAAACCATAATGTATTGTTGATGTATTTTTAAATCTATCAACTAACACATAGCGATAAACATAATCCTTATTCTTAAAATGTAGAATAGTTTTTGGACTGTCTATCTGTTTCATAATTAGTTGGTGGGGCTTTTACACCCCACCGATTGTCTTAATTAGATAGTAGTATCAGTTATTACTGCACAACCATAGTCCTGTTTAACAGCACCAGTTCCGTATGTAATACTTGCTACGATTTCAGTTGCTCTTAGAGAAGCATCTCTTTGTGTTTCCACTTTGAAATCTTCTTTAAGTGCTAGACCTAAAGCGATTGGGTGAAATACTGCACCATAAGCATCATCACTAGCATCTGGAGTAATATTTGCATTTTCAAATATTTGAACACCAGCTACTGAACCAACGAAATTATTTCTTAAAATTTCATTTCCAATATCTGATATTGCGTTTGCATTTGTATTATAACCAGCTTGAGTTAATGTTTTCTTTAGATTGTAAACTGCTCTAGGGTGAAATACACCATAGTAAGGGGCAGGTACATTCAACATTCTTAGTTTAGCAACAGCTTTGAAAATTAGATCTGCATCTAATTCTACTGCCGCAGCACCCACTTCGTTTGTTGTGAAAGATACAAATCTATTTACTAAATCAGTATCAACTTTTTTAGCAATAGCTTCACCGAATAATTTTCCGATGTCAGCACCTACATTACGACCTGCTGCGTCTCTACCTAGATCCGTTAAACTTGTCATAACTCCAACTTCACTAGCTGTGATAGTTTGTGATGTTGGGTTTACTGCTGTGTTAGATAAATCAGTAGCTTCGTTTACTGCTGATGCTGTAATAGCTGGGTACACAGGAACTTCTACTGTTTTTCCTGAACCAACTATTGGGTATGTTGTTACAAGAGGTCTCATTACTGAAGTCTCTTGGAATGTGAATATAGCTTCTTGAGTTATATTCGTAAATAGTTCACTTAAAGTTGAACTTGTTGTTTCGTTTGCCATGTTTTTATTTTAGTTTTGTTTAGTTGTTAGTTTCATTTTAAATATACCCTGATCTCTTTGTTTCCTCATTTCAGAATATAATTTTCTGTCGTTTGGATTACTTAAATCAAGATCACCAATATTTATTTGCTTTGGAGTAGCACCACCAATCTGACCTTTGCTACCTGCACCACTTTGTGTTGCAAGAACATGATGGGGATTGTTTTTTAAATATTCGGCTACCAATTCATTAACTGACATTGGGTCGCCTTTTTCTGAATATCTAGGAGTTCCATCTTCGTTTATAACTTCAGTAGAACCTTGATCGTTTAGTCTAACATTTGATCTTAGTAGTTGTTTAACTTCTGCTGGTTTTACAGCTTTCATTCCACTAGCTACATTGACTAAAGTTTCGTCTATACGAATCCTTTTTAATTCAGTCTCCAACGATTGAATTTTTGAATCCTTTTTTGATACTGTCTCCTTCAGAACTTTATCAAACTCGCCACGTTGTTTAGCGATTTCAAGTTCCTTTTCTTTTTTCTCTTGAATTAGCTTTTTAGCTTCATCAATGTCTATTCCATCAAGTTTATTAGAAACAGATTTTTTATATCTGTCTAATCTTCTTTGAACTATTTGTTCTAACTGATCGGCAGTAAAAACTTTGTTCTCAGCTTCTTGATTTGTAGAAACTTCTATTCCAGCATTTGTTTGAGTTACTGTATTCTCAACCGACTCTTTTTTTACTTGGTCGTTCATTGTTTGTTCTCCTTCTATATGTTTATTATTCTCAATTATCAAGGAAATTGTAAAATTGCAACAGTATGTTGCTAAAATGTTCTATTCTAGTGTGTATTCAAAAGTACCATCTTCATTTACAGTACCCCAATCTGTGCTTGTTGGTTGCCAATGATGTCTGCAATTATATCCACCTCTATCTAAGAATGGGTCGCTACCAGATTTTCCTTGCCAATCACTTTGCCATAATGCTCTTGCTTCTTCTTCAGTAAATACTTTGTTAGCGTGTTCAACACAGAAGTCCCTGCTATCTCTAATGATTGAACCATAATAAATAAAAGAAGTTAATCCTAATTCATCTGCTCTAAACTTTGCAAACTGTCCATCAAATCCCATTAAAGCATCTTGAACTATTTGTCCTGAGTAAGCTGATAAGTTATCTCCAGTTACAGTAGAACCATAAGTTTGTTTAAGTTCATCTACTGCTGTTTTAAAATCTTCTGTATTTGTTTTACCAGCGATTCTTTGTTTCTGTATAAAGTCCACAAGTTCTTGTTGCTTAACTGTATCTGCTTGTTGGTATATTCCATTGATCTTACTTCTGATCGTATCAACAACATCTGCAAAAGGTTTACCAACTAATGTAGATTGATAAATTTCTGATGCCAATGTGTTAGTAAATTCAGTTGCTAGATTTTGAAATTGTGTAAATGCTATTTTCTTTAACTGTTGAATAGTTACTAAATCAGCTTCAGTTATTTGTTTGAACTCAGCAGGAATAGGAAGCTTACCATAAGTTGCTACAATAGTTCCTGCTATCTTATCGTAATCATTTACTAATGTTTGTACCTTAGTTAAATAAAGTTCTTCTATTGCTTGTTGTAATTTTGGTCTTATCTCAATCGCAAGTCTTGTGTTAAATAAAGCACCATCTTTAATAGGAAGTTCTGATACTGATTGTACTACTCTTTGCTCTAATGTTTTAAGAGTATCGTTTAAAAGTCTTTGATGTTGTGCTTGTAGATTATCTACTGCTTTTTCTCTTAAGCTTTGAAGTTGCTGTAATAAATCTTGTGCCACATTAAATTGTAGGTAATGTTATAGGTTGTTGTGGGAACTCACCGATAGCAGTTGTGTTCTGATCTATTTCTTCATCAATAGCAACTAAAGTCTCATCATCTTCAATTACTGTTCTAGCTATTTGTTTATCTATTTCTTTATTGAATGTAGATGATTTAACATTAGAAGCTTTTGCAGTTTGTAATAATTCTAAATCAGTTGCCCAATCTCTAATATCAAATGACTCAGGATATACTATCTCGCCATCAAATACTGTTTCTTGCCATAGTGCAAATAGTCTCCAAATTTGTTCTTCTGCAAGTTCCATTAGTTTTGCTTTTTGTGCGAGTCTAGCATTTAATAATTGGAACTCAGTTCTTAGTGCGATACCAGATTGTACTCTTTCACCAGTTGATCTGATTGCCCCAACATGACTTAGTCTATTGATTGCATCTACTTTGTGCATGATTGATTTTATAACTCCATCTAAATTACTTCCACTTGGTTGTAAGATATAAGGTTTTAAGTTTGCATCTAAGTTATCAGGTATTTCAATTATACTTCCTGCTCCACCAACAGCTTCAGTATCTCTTGTCTTAACTAAGCTTGGGTGATTTGATATCCTAATAATTTGTTCAATCTCAGATAGTTCATTGTAAATACATTTTTGTAAATCAGCTATGTCAGTTAAATCAGATACTCCAATACCTCGCATTGGACTTCTTTGATTGTATAAAATAACTGCTGGGATTCTTCCAATAGGATTTGGAATAGACTCAGCTAATACTGGTTCATCTCTATTATTCAAAGGGAGAAATACTGTATCAATTTTATCTTCGTACCAAATTTTATAACATTCTTTATCTGATTCTATTGACTCTCTAATTTTTACATATTCTAAATAATAATATCCTTGTGGTGATCTAGTGTACTTCCAGTCTAATACATTCTCAGGTGTGTAGATATTTATGTATGGTCTAATTCCTTGTTCTAATTCTTCTGCTCGTGTCATTACATTTGTAGATGGCTTATCTACTAGAATCCAACAATGTCCATAAACAGAAGCATAGTTTTGTACTTCTCTCATTAGAGCATCAAATGTTCTACCTTCAAAATCTGCATCTTTTAAAAACTGATCTACTGAAGGGTCATCTGATAATGTTCCAAGTTCTCTAGTTGGTGCAACTCTAAATAGGAATGAAGAATAAATATCTATTACGTTTCTTGCGTGGTTATCTAGTGGAGTATAGTTAAGTCTTTTTAAATATTCTGATTCTAATTCTAATAAGTATTGTTGTAGGAATTTTCCATCGTGATATTCTTTGCCACCTAAATAACTTCTTATAAAATATTCCCATCTTTTCATCATACCTGAATATTGAGGGTGTTGAATTTCTATTTCTTGTCTTGTATATGCCATTATGAAAATCTTTTAGGTTGTGATTTAGGTAAATTTGAAGTGATTGGAAATAAATATTCTATTGCGTAACCAAGTGCGTCAGTCATGTGATCGTAACCATTATTTTTCTCAGGTTGATTTGTTCCTTCTTTATACACTTGTTTCATCAAAGAATTTATTAAAGTTTTACAAGAAGGATTAATGAAAATACTTCTCTTACCATCAAATGACTTTAGTTTACTGTTTACAGCATTGACTCTATCTCTAACTAAAGCATGAGTGGATTTACATTTAACATTAAAACCTGCATTTTGCAATATAGTTAAATCTGTTCTTCCACCAGCAGATGTCTTGCG